GTCAACACACAGACGGTTCAGAATGCCGTGGTCGATGCAGGATCAGCGGTTCAGGAGCAGGTAGTCCAATCGGGTGCAGCGGGACAACAGGCACTGATCGATGCAGCAAGTGCTACGCAGACAAACGTAATCAACACCGGAGCAACTCTATCAAATAATCAGAGCAATCCGACTCTGGAAGCAGCAGCCAATACGGTAACAAGCAATACAGAAAGTTTGATTGCAGAAGCGACCAATTATGCGGAAAACACACTGGTGCCCGATGTGCGGAATGTCTTTGAAAACTTTGAAAGCCTGACCCCCAGCATTGAGATGATGGGCTCTTTCGACTTGGCGGGTGGTGGATCTGTGCAGGACACATCTGACCCGATGCCGAATGCGACTTTGGACGCTAACGCCCCGAATCTAGGCGATGACCAGGTATTCAGTGATCTGGAAACCGCCACAGGCAGGGGCTCTCAGATGTCCGAAGAGGAGCGCCTACGCCGCATCCGCCGCCTGCTGACCAACCGCTATGGCCGTGAAAAGACCATTCTAGGGGGCCCAGGAGACACAACCAGCCGCCGCAGGTATGCCGTATGAGCGAACTAGCCAGCACACTGGTGCAGGAATACGAAGCGCTCAAGGGAGAGCGCGGCAACTGGGAAAACATGTGGCAGGACATTGCTGAGTTGATGATCCCAAGGCGTGCCGACTTCACCAACCGCTACCGAGCTCCGGGTGAACAGCGCCGTGACCGGATCTACGAAAGTTCTGCCGTTCGCGCTTTAGTCCGCGCAGCCTCCGGGTTGCACAACACGCTGACGAGTTCTACCGTTCCCTGGTTTGCCCTGGAAACCGAAGACCGCGAGTTAATGAAAAACCGGCAGGTACAGCTCTGGCTGGAAGACGCTACCCGCCGCTGCAACGGAATCTTCAATGCTCCCCGCAGTGGCTTTCACCAGAGCGCTCATGAGTTCTACCTGGATCTGTTGGCCTTTGGCACGGGGTGCATGTATGTGACGCAGGAACCGGGCATGGGGCCTGTGTTCAAGTCGTACTTTCTGGGCCACACCTACATTGCTGAAAACAAGACGGGCATGGTGGACAGCGTCTACCGGCGTTTTGATGACACCGCCCGCTCTTTGTACAAACAGTTTGGCAACAAGCTTCCCGATGAGATCATCAAGGCTGCCGACAAGGAGCCGTTCCAGCGCTTTGAGTTGTTGCATGTGGTCCGCCCCCGTGTGAATGCACCAGGCAAGACTTCCAAGCAGAAGCCCTTCCTGTCGATTTACATCCACCCGGAATCGCGCAAGGTGGTGCAGGAGGGCGGCTTTGAAGAGATGCCCTACATTGTCAGCCGCTGGCAAAAGAATTCGATGGAAGTCTATGGGCGAGGCCCCGGCGTAGAAGCGCTGCCTGATGTGCGGATGATTAACGAGATGGAGCGTGTCGGCTTGATAGCCCTACAGTTGCTGGTTTCGCCACCGCTGCTTGTGCCGGACGATGGATTTTTGGCACCCGGGCTTGATAGCCCTACAGTTGCTGGTTTCGCCACCGCTGCTTGTGCCGGACGATGGATTTTTGGCACCCGTAAGGACATCGCCAGGAAGTTTGAACTACTACCGCGCTGGTCTGGGACCACAGGACCGGATTGCGCCTTTGCAGACCGGCGGGCGGGTAGACCTGAATGAAGCGAAGATTGGGCAGGTACGCGCAGCGATTGACCGCACCTTCTTTTTAGATTTACTAGAGTTACCAGGCCCCACGGCAGCCGATGGGGATGTACTGCGCTTCAGCGCCACAGAGATTGCGGCACGCCAGCGAGATAGGCTTTCGATTCTTCTAGGCCCGATTGTGGCGCGTCAGGAGGCCGAAATGCTGGGGCCCTTGGTGATCCGCACCCTATCGGTGATGCTGCGCTCTGGGATGCTCCCACCGCCACCACAGGTGCTGCTCGATGCCGACTTCAAGGTGGCCTACAGCAACCCGGTGGCAATTGCGATGCGCTCAGGCGAGTTGGCTTCCATCAGTCAACTGATTCAGTTCCTGGTGCCCTTTGCGCAACTGGACCCCACGGTCATTCAGCGTTTCCAGACAGGGCGGGTAGCGGAGTTGGCGGCAGAGATACTGAAGGTCAGCCCCAGCGTATTCAAGTCTGGCGAAGAGTTGGAAGCTGAACAACGGCAAGCCGAAGCCCAGCAGGCCCAACAGCAGGAGCTGGTACAAGCCAACGCGATTGCCGAACAACAAAACCTTATCAGCCAGAGCCGCCGCAATGAGTCGGTGGCCTATCTGAACGAAGCACGGGCACAGCGACAATGAGACTAAGCGAAAAGGAAAAGCGCAGACTAGCGGACTACCGAGCGGACTACCGCACGGTCTTTCAAAGCGTTCATGGAGAGCGTGTGCTAGCAGATTTGTGTCAACGGCATGGGATTTTTGATCCCTGTCATGTTCCAGGGGATGCGTATTCCAGCGCCTACAACGATGGGCGGCGCAGTGTAGTGGTAGACCTGCTACGCTACTTAAATACTGACCTGGAGCGTCTTACCAACCTTTTAGACAGTCCTTATGGAGACTACGACCCAAGAGGCGACTGCCCGAAGATTTGGCAAATGAACCCAGCCTGCGCAGTTTTGATGATGTCGGCAAGCTAGCAAAGAGTTATGTCCACCTGGTTAAGCGGCTGGGCGTTCCCCCGGATCAGTTAGTGCGTCTGCCCTCCAGTCCAGACGACACCGGCTGGTCTGAGGTGTATGAGCGCCTGGGCCGCCCCAATGAAGTCAGTGGCTACGAAATCAATGCCCAGGATGAGGTAACCGGCCAGTATTTGCAGGAAGCCCACAAGCTGGGGCTCTCCAAGGTGCAGGCCCGTCAGCTCTATGACTGGTACACCAAGAACCAGGAGTCCAACAACGCTGCAGACAGGGACGCCTGGCAGTACCAGCAACAGAACTACGTTCAGGAATTACAGAAGGAATGGGGGCGAGACTATGCCGCCAACACCGATGTAGCCCGTCGTGCCTTCCTGCAACTGGCAGATGCCGAAACCCTGAAGCTGGTGGAAGAGACAGGCATTGGCAACCATCCCGGCCTGGTCAAGATGATGAACAAGGTCGGCCAGTTGATGGCAGAAGATGGCTTGCTGCAGAACGATGTGGGCACCAGCGGCAACGGTGGCCGTGTGGACATTGAAGGCCGCCTCAGTGAACTGATGGCTTCAGATTCGCCCTACTGGGACGGGATGCACCGGGACCACGACAGGTATGTTCAGGAGGCCCTGCGCCTGCGGGAACTGCTAACATGACCTTAGAAGAGAAGCGTGAGCTGCGCATGGAGTGCCTGCGGCTTGCAGTAGAAAACGGGACACAGGTCGATGTCAGTGATCCGATACCGCTTGCAACCACCTATTATCTGTGGGTTATATCAGACCTAGAACCGGCACACACCGGACAGAAACCACCGCCTAGCCGTAAACGCTAGGCACAATCCCCCATGCGAGGCTGCGGTTCGGACAATCGTTCAGACCCGTAATCACGCACCTACCATAGAGCCCCCTTAGCGGGACAACTCTGATTTCAGGCATGGGAACGCCGAAATTGGAGTGACTAATGTCATCGCAAATTACGACGGCGTTCGTACAACAGTACAGCGCCAACTTACAGCACTTGAGCCAGCAAAAAGGCTCACGCCTGCGCGGTCTAGTGCGTGTTGAAGCCGTTCGCGGCAAACAAGCCTTCTTTGACCAGATTGGTAGCCAGTCCGCCAGCGTGCGAACGACCAGAGCTGCCGACACCCTACTGAACGATACCCCCCACAGCCGCCGAATGGTCACCCTCGCCGACTACGAAGTCGCCGATCTGATTGATGACCAGGATAAGCTACGGATGATCGTAGACCCCACCAGTTCCTACGCACAGGCCCAGGCATTCGCCATTGGTCGCAGCATGGATGATGTCATCATCACCGCCGCCACCGGCGATGCAAAGACTCAGGTTCCAACGAAGGGATGACGATTGGCAAGCTGCGCGAAGCCAAATACATCATGGATAACAATGATGTAGACCCGTCGATTCCGCGTGTGATGGTAATTGGGCCAAAGCAGCTCCAAGACCTCTTGGAAAGCACCAACATCACCAGTAGCGATTTCAACACCGTCAAGGCGTTGGTACAAGGCGAGTTGAATACCTTCATGGGGTTCAACTTCATTACCAGCACCCGGTTGGCACACGACAGTGGGACGGATGTGCGGACCTGTTTTGCGTATGCCGTGGACGGGATCACGCTAGCGGTAGCCAAGGATCTGACCGTGCGCATTGATGAGCGCCCAGACAAAGG